TCTTGGGCGCCGTTGCCGTCGGCAACTGATAAATTTGTAACTGAACCAATAGCCATGTTTTTAAGCGGTTCGCCAGTAAATTTATCTGCAAATCCTTTAAGTGAATTAGCTGCTGCTGTAAACTTATTGCCAATAATTGGTATGGCTCCGGCCAATGTAGTTAATTCTCCGGTAACACTCGTCACTGATGTATTAAGTATTGCAGCAGACCCAACTACGTTAACTACTTGCTCTTGAAAATTAAAAAATGTTTTTGCTCCTGATGTTAATCCTTCTTTTGTTGCACCAATAGCAGTTTTATAATCACTTAATGCAGTTTTAATATCAGCTATTGAATCAGTATACATTGATTTAAATGCATCTTTATTATATCCTGTTATTTTATCGTCGTCATCTTTATCAGCAAATTTTGCAAGAATTCCTTTAGTTTCGATGTTACGAAGTGATTCAGCCATTCGATCTTGAGTGGTGCGGGTATCATCTTGCTCCATTATTTCAGCAATGTTTTCAGAACTAACGTTCATTTCCTTTAATTTTTTCGTTAATTCGTCGCCAGATGTATTGAAAAGCTCTTCAGCGCCCATACTTTTTAATAACTTGCGTTTTTGAACCATTTTAGCCATGGTACTTTCTTCAACGCCTAACGTTGCCGCCAATTGTTTACGTGCTAACATGTTATTTTCTAAAACATCGCCTTGCGAATCCATGATTTTTTTCATGACATCGGCTTGCGCATTCATGTCGCCTTGAAGGGTAGCTTGTCTATATAAATTAGTTAAACTGTTACCTTGATTGTCAACTAAACGCTTTCCTGATAATAATTGATATTCTAATTCATTTCCTACACTTGATTCAATATTTAATAACTCATCGCCTGTTTTAGCCATTTGCTCCATGGATAAACCTAATGCTTTGGATTTCATTACTGCTAATCCTAAGGTTTTTGGCATCTTGCTATATTGTAACGAAGTTTCAGACCCGGCAGCTGCAATTTCTGCGTCAATTGTACGTTGAACTCCTTTAAGTCCGGTTGCTTCTTCGATAGCTTTGGCTTCCTTTGCACGTAAAATCAACTGATTTTCTAATTGTTCTGCAGTAACTTTACCATCTTTGTCAACATCTCTGGATGCAATTCCGGCGTTCATATCCATGATTGCTTCTGCGGCTTCTTCTGATACCCCAACAATATCTGTTAAATATCGCTGTTGTTTAATCAGTGACTTGTTAAAATCGCTACTAATATCGCCGGATACAATAAATCCGTTAGTTAAATTTCCAAGTTGTTTAATATATTTTTCTGTTTCTTCACGACCAAAATCTAATTCGGTTGATAATACATCAATTGCAAATCCCATATCTTGAGCAGCAGCTTCAGTAATTCCATAAGATTTAATTAATTCATTATTTCTTGCAAAAACTTTAGTAATTTGTTCTACATTATCTAAAAATCCTTTATTTAAACCTTGTAACGTTCCAGTTAATTTATTAATGCCAGTTGCTAAATTAGCAGAATCCGTTTGCATTGATAACATTGCTTGGGATTGCTGTTGAAATATTTCAGTTATACTACCAACGTTGGACTTTAAATTTGTATACGTGGAAGATAAATCAGTTGTAAGATCAGATGCAGCTTTGGATATTGTTTTTTTTGCCATACCTAAACGAGGTTGTTGTTTAAGACGTTTAATTGTATGTAAGTGTGAGTTATGCATATATCAATAAATATCGTTAATTACTTTTTTGAAGTCACGGGTCCGCGAGATACGTTACTAGTCGGTTTTGGATCTGGTTGCAATTTTTCATTGACTTTGTTGATCCAAAATTTTCTTAAGAATACTGGCATCGTATAAACAGTATTCCAATCCCAACGTCCTTCGCCCGCCCAAATCAAATCAAACAATATGTTATGCAATGCTTTTCGATCTGATGCATTAAAACCAAAAAAAGTTTGATCCAATTTGAAATTTAGATTTGAAGGTGCCTCCCTGTTCACCTTCGAATTCCAATTCTAAATTTACTCCCGGTGTATTTGCTTGAACAAATTCTCGAAAACGTTTTGCATCTCGTGCTAAAAATTCATAGCGAATAAAATTTTCAATGTCTGTTGTTGATCTTGATGCATTGATTTGTTTGATTAAACCTTGCAATGCACCAGAAATAGTTCGTTCGTCGGTGATTTTTTTTGATTCTCGATTAGTTAAAAATGAAAATTTAAGCGTAAACTTGTCATTTACTTGATAATCAAATTCTCCGTTTTGATCGGCTTGTAATTCAAATGGCAAAAAGGTCAATTTGGTTAAATCAGCAGTTCGCTCATATGTTTTTCCAGTTTCTGGATCTGTTACTTGTACGGGATATTCTGGACCATATGATAAAATACGAGCTTGAATAATTAATGCATCTTTATCTGCTTGTGCAATTGTGTCTGCATCAATTCCCGGCGTAATAATTAAACTTTCAATCAGTTTATCTAAAACAATGCCTTCTCGTATATATGATAAATTAGTTAAAATATCTTCATCATATGCTGTCATGTATCGCATTTCGAGTTGTCCGCTTCGCAATGGATGTGATTCGGGATAAATTTTACCTGCTGACGGCAATGATATTACTTCTGTTGGAATTGTATTGCGCTTGGTTTGTTCGTATTGTTGCTTAGCAAGTGCAATGATGTCTTGATTTGTTACTGATTTCATTAATATCCTTTATAACTTTATTATAAATATGTATGAACAAGAAAAATGGGGCTATTATGCCCCATTAATCATTAATATTAGAAACTTAAGAATGCCCAATCATATCGAAGAGTTAATTCAATAGTAACTACATCTTCTGTTGACCAATCCAATGAACCAAAATTTGCATCAACAATATAAGTTCCATTTAAGATCCATTCTTCAATTACTTCACCCAACGGAGAAAGTTGTTTTAATCTTACTTCTTTTTTGTAAAATGAAGAATATCCATCTCGACCCGTTGCCGATTCATGATGTAAACGAATCCATTCCATTACTGCTTGTGCGCCTGATGGAACAATTGCATCATAAAGTGATACTGAAATTGTATTCCAAACAGATTTACCTTTAACATAACGTTGTACGTTAATATGATCTAAAGTAATTTCTCCGTTTGCAATACTAGGTTTTGCTGAAGCTTTTATTAAATATGCAGGAACATCGCCAATTGACATAATAAATTGATGTTGCTTTTTTGGTTCCCATGAAAATGCATTGCTATAAAATCCTGCCGGGTTTTCTCCAGCATAATCCGTTAGATTGCCATTTACTTGATCTTGTAGTGCCATGTTTGTATCCTATTGTATTTTCATATAAATATAGTTACAGTAAAAAAGGTAGAACTTTCATCCTACCTTTTAAATTATTTTTTACTACTGCGTAAATGTCGCACCCGTTGATTGAATATTGAAATCTAAAACAATAAATTCTGCAGTTCTGGTTGGTTGCAAAAACAATTGTCCGTATAAAATATTTCTATCAATTAAATCTGGTGTATTATTTGAAGCATCCATTACCACACGGAAAACTGACAATCCTTGTTGTGCTCTTACTTGTTCTAAATAAGGATTAACAATTGCCAAGAATCTGTCTCGCGTTTGCGATGTATTTTGTTCAAATACCAAATAACGAGTTGATGATGCAATAAATTTCTTGATTGTAATCAATAATCGACGTACATTTACTCGGTCTAATGCACTTGGAAGAGCTTGCAGTGTCTTTTGCCCCCATATACAAATTCCTTCATTAGGGAAGTTCGCAATAGGATTAACACGAGCTTCATACAATGTATCCCGATCGGATTGTGCTAAAGATTGATATGTATCAATTACGGAATTTAAACTACCGCGATTTAAACCAGCTGGCGCATACCATGGAGCTGCAACTGCATCATTGAATGCCAATGCACCTGGTACAACAACTGAAGGTGGTACCCAGATTGGAACATTCTTGCTAGGATTGACAATTCGCAACCATGGCCAATATGTTGCAGTATAATTATCATCAATATTTTGTATCTGCGAAGTTACGGTTGATATTGAATCAGTTAATGCATTTGAATCCATTACATAGAATGTATCTTGACGAGTTGTAGCCAAATCTCTTGCTGCCGTAGTTACCGCAGAATGCAAACTATCGATAATACCTGGGGTAAGCAACATGTTGATATCATAATAATCTGTATTGCTTAACAATGTAAATGCTTTATTATAAGCTTTCGTACCCGTACTTGTTGATGTCGAACAATCAAATCCAAATGTATTTGTAGAAGCAATATTGATGCCTGAAAATTTAGGTAAATTTGGACGAGCCCCATCAAAACCGCCTTGGAACGGCATAATAAATTTTCTAGTAGTTAAAGCAACATTGGTTGTAAATGTAGACCCCGTTAATGCTGCTTGCAATGAACCACTATATGCAGCAGTTAATGAAGGAAATCCTACTTGTGCATCTTGATTTACGTCGCCCAAATAAAAATCTGAATTGCTACCAGTATTTGAACCTGATGTCGGAATTGGTGCTAAATAATTAATATTGTTTTGTGCGGTAAAATCAAATCCTAAATAATTCTTTGAACTATATTCTGATGCAACAACTTGCGATGTTTTGTACGTTGCTGCAGATAAATTTAATGTACCAGATACCATTGGTATTGGCGCATTAACAGATCGGAATCCAAATGGTACCAATGTTTTATCAATAGTCGAATTTGAAACTGCCTGATCTACTTCAACTCGAATGTATTGTGAATTGTTTGGATAATCGCCATTTACAAAAAGTTGTCCATTATCATTTACTGTTTGATAACGATCTCCAATTATTCTTGCAATATATCTAGGCGAATTTGGATTCAAATTGACATTGCTAAATGTTTCTACAACATCAGGTACTTTGTCTGTATCTTGAGATGAATATGGAGAATTTGGAATACCTGGTGTAGGTGATAATGAATTTACTCTACGAACTTCTACTGTAAATGCTCCATATCCTGCAGGATCGCCCGTTTCAGTTGATAATCTAACATCTCGGATACCAATTTTTGTTTCATAATTTACCGATGTGCCATGTGACAATGTATGAAACTTAAATAAATTTTTAGTAAGCGAACCAATTTTTTGTGATGTTACAAATGGTGTTGATGCTACATTGTAATCTTGTAAAAATTCATAATTTGAAATTTTTTCTAACGATATCGTAACATTGGCTAAGTTTGCAAACAATGATGATGCAGCAAGATTTTCATATTGTACATATACCGGATAATCTGTCGATTTCGGCGAGGTTCCAAATACTTTTGAAATATAATTGTTTGCCGTAGACACAATTGATGCTGATATTGGGGTTGTTTCACTTACTAGAAATGATCCGCCAAACCCAATTGCACTTGCATTAGTACCAGTTGCTACTGCAAATGAACCAGAAACTGTAATTGCAAATGACCCCGAAGTACTAGATGCTATTACTGAATCTTCAAATACGTTAGTTGCACCTGTTGTAGTTACTGCCTGAACTGGATGCAATACGTGAGTTACAACCTTTGTTGAACCTGATTGTGCAACGACTGCCAATCCTCCATTGGTTAAATAATATCCATCTTCATACAATAAACGTGTTACTGTAATTACGTTACCATTACGTAAATAATCTTGAACTACATATGGAACATATGAATCATCCGTAAATGATCCGAATTGTGCCGTAAACTGTCCATATGATGTGATTTGTGTGGGAACTAAAGCAGGCCCTTTAATTGTTGGTCCTACAATTGCCGCTCCTATTTGCGCAATAGCTCCGGGTAAAAACGATTGATCAATTTCATTCGTAAATACACCAGGAGAAACTATTCCAGCGCCTATTTGTCTTTCTGCCATTTATACTCCTATGATTTTTTTATAAATATGAATCCGCAATCTCAAACCTTATGCGGTTGGAGTAAATGTTCCGGCTTGAATATTGATTTCGCCTTCGCCATACCGGTCTCGCATTTTGTCTAATAATTCTGATTCTTGTTTTCGCAAATCATAAAACGTATTCATGCAACGAGCTTGTTCGTTTTGTAACATTTCTAATCGTTGTTGAGTTATAGTAATTTCAATTGCCAAGTTTCCTAATTCTAATGCATTGCTATTATAAGAATTTCGCAATTCCATGATTTCATCTAAATGCTCTTTATCTAATTTTCGAGTCATAATAACCTTTTCTTGATATTATAATGAAAATGTTTCAATTATCCAAGCATTTCAGTTTTAGACATATCAATTGTAATGGCATCTACTGACAGGATATCTCCTTCTAGGGTAAAATCTTCCCGTTTAGTTAGTGTGGTTCCTGCTACTATATTTGACATATCTGCATTCAATCCGTAGCATGTTTCATCAACATATACATTAACAATTAAATTGTGCCCGTCTACTGTTTCAACGGCAGATAAAGTTTTGTCTTGTAAAAATTCTTTTAGTGTCATGTGTTTCCTTATGCTGGTATTAATCTAGATACAGTTTCGTTAATAGTAAATCCTCGGCCGGTATCATTAAATGACGAAGTTAAGCCCGAGTTAAATGTTTGATTGATGGTTCCATTAGGGTTAATAGCTACTATACCTTGCGATGATGATCCACTATAGGTTGTAAAATTTCCAACACAATAAATGATTCCGTCTGCATCTATTTTTACACCATTTGTTATGACACTATTATTTAAACCAGTTCCAACATTAAATGTTAAATCTCGCGA